CCCCCGGCTCAGCCAGCGTGCCGTCGCCAAACCGGCCAGAAAGCGGGCCAGCCTGTGCCGCGTCAAATATTGCCATCACATCGTTGAACGCCGCAATCAGCCCGTCGCGCACGGCCCCGAGATTGGCAATGGCGTAGCTGCCGCCGCTAATCGTCGTGCCGGTATAGGCGACCGCCAGCGTGATCGAGGTGTTGCTGTTGACAGTCAGAACCTCGCCGACAATCACGCCATTGCGTACCACCATCATGCCCGGTGCGGCGTTGGCCAGCCATGCCGTGCCGCTGCCCGTCAGTGCGGCGCTGCCGCTCGTGATGCTGATCGTTCCGGTGCGATACCAGATGCTCATGGTGTTCCTCGCTCTGTATCAACTGAATGTGGCAATTGCTTTTTCCTCCGCGAAAAGCTGCGTTCCCGGCAAAACGAGCACGCCCTTAAGACCACCGGGGTGAAACCAGTAACGTGCCTGCAATTTGTAGGTTGTCGCGGATGCCCCCGGCGTCGTGCGGTTCTTGAAAACCATGCTGTCGAGCAGTTGCCTTTTGCCCAACTCAACGCGTTGACGGTAGACAAGCGTGTCTTCCATCTGCACCCCGTTCCGAAGTATGCGATACTCCACGTCAGCGCCCAGATCATCTGGGCTGAGTGACCCCGCCTGAAATCTGACGTTCAGGATCATGTGTCGCTCACTCGGCAGATTGCTGTGCGCTGCCGTCAAAGTCAGAACATCTTGAAAGGCAGAAGTACTGGTGATCAGAAAATCTGAACCAAGCGTTGTGGCGCTAATTGCCCCTGTTGCATCTGCTTCGATCTTGTCTGTGACAATCGAGCCGCCAAGGATCAGATCACCATCAAGAACAAAGTCGCCGGAAACTTCGACAGTGCCATCCAGTTTGATGTAATCGCCCTTGATCCGGGCGGTCGTCACAGGCCCTGTCTCGCCATCGTCCACACGCACAAGCGACAGCACGTCATCGCCGCCAAGCGACCAGACAAAGCCGCTCGTGATCCCATCCAGCGTGGCCTCAGCAAAGGCCGTGGACTCTGCCAGCGCCGTGACGCTGCCATAGCTGGCGACGATCTGCTGATTGACCGCCGCCACCGCGCCCTCGGCTGTCACACGGGTTGCAGCCACCTGTGTGATCACGGCGGCGTTCTGATCGACCTTAGAGGCGAGAACAAGCCGCTCGCTCGCCTCGGCGCTCAGACCGTCCACGACCTGCGTGGAAATCTCGCGCCGCCCAAATGCCGTTGTTTCGCGCACCGCCTGCCCATCGAGGAAACCGCGCAGCAGTCCCTCGGCAACCTCATCGGCACCCTCACCCACACGGTTGAACAAGTCCGAGACAGAGCGCGGCATGTTCGCATCGCCAAGCACAGCATCATGCCGGTCAAAGGCCGTGTCGATCTGGTCGCGCAGGGCGTCGGCTAAGTCAGCCTGCGTCAACCGCAAATCCGGCGTGGTCACACTCAGCCACGGCGTCCACGCGGTCGGGCTGTCGGCCACATAACGGGCGCGGACCTCGTATTCCGTCGCGGCGATGATGTCGCCCCGCACCAGCACGCGGCCCCCGTCGACCGGCTTGATGCCCTCTGCGACGATCTCCTGCGTGGCCTTCACGCGCACCTGATATTTCAGGTTACGGATCGCGGGCAGGCTTTCAATCGTCCAGGTCAGCAGGATCGCCGGGCGGCGCGCAGCCCCAGTGGCGTCTGACAGATCGAACGCAGCCACCGAGAGCGGCACGACAAGCGGTGCGGGCGGCGTTTGGCCGTTGGTCGGCAGGGGTGCTGGCACGTCCAGTTCAGGCCCCCAATCGGTATCGCCTGCCTCGCGCTCGCGCATCACCACAACCTGCAAGAGCGTGTCGGTGCGGTCCTCGACCTCGATGACCTCAAAGGTCTTGTTGGTGTAGCCGTAAATCTCCGAGCTGAAGCTGATCGAATCCAGCGGTTCGACCAGAGCAAACGAGGGCGGCAAGGTCACTTGGAACGTGACGAACCGGCGCGCATCCAGAAGCAGCGAATTCAGCAGATGCTGCGCCTGCGCCTTGACGCTCACCGCCGGCAGGCCGACGCTCGAAACCCGCTGTGCGCCATCCTCTGCTACCCAATCCTCATTCAGGATCAGATCGGCCTCACGGCCTTCCCAGATGTCGTTTGGCTCGACATAGGTGCCGGTGATGCCATTGGTCACGTTCTCGAATGCGGGGAACGGCGTGAGCGTCGAGGATTCCGTGATCACGAAATCCGCATCCGTGAGGGCCAGCACCGGGGCCGAGGGCGCTCCCACGCGCACCCGGAAAACGCCGCCGAACTCAGCCATCTGTGCAAAGCTGGCGCGGTTCATTTCTTCGATGACGTCTGCGGGCTCCATTTCCTCGACGTTGATCTCGAACCCGGCCACGTATTGCTTGCGCGTGCCGATCAGCACGTCGCACTCGTTCATCGCGGCGAACCAGTTATCCAGCGGCAAATCCTCCGCCGCCACCTTGCCGCCCCAGATGTCGCCCGTGGGCAGGGTGATCCCGCGCAGGATGTTGTAATTGATCACCTGCGGGTTCTCGCTGAATTCCCACGTCGCCGGATCATTCCAGCGATGCGCGCCAGAGCCGCCAACGGTCGTATCCTTGCGGGGGTCGTAGAGCTTGATGCCTTCAACCTCGAAGCGAACCGAGGGCAGGCCCTGATAAATCTCAGGATCAAGCGCGAACTCCAGAACCGCATAGGCAGTGCCGTTTAAGACATGATCCGTGGTCCAAGGCCGGTCAACATTGCTGCCGTAATAGGTCACAAGCGTTGGATCGGCCTCGGTCTGCGTGCCATCGTAGAACCACAGCCACGCGGTCGGGTCGGTATCATCCTGACGGAACTCGGTCAGGATGCGCCGCCCGGAATTGACCGGCACCTCATTGAACGGCCCGGCGCTATTGTCCGGCGCTTCGATGTCCGAGTATTTGCCGTTGATGATGATCCGCCCGGTCAGGCCGGTGACGGGGATATTCGAGATCTCAAGGATATAGGTCAGGATGCCGTTGTTCTTGAACCGGGAGTAGGCAGGCGCAACCGCGTGCCCCTCGACCGCGTAGGTGCCCACGATAAATTTCTGCGGTGTCACGTCGCCAGTCGTGGTCTGCTCAGTCTGGATGCCCTGCCCATTGACCTTGGGCTTCTTCGCGAAAATCTGTCCCAAGAGCGACAGGCCCGCGCCCACGATGATCTGTGTCGCAAATGCCCCGAGCGCACCGAACCCGGCTGCAATCGCGGCAAAGGTGCCAGCCCCGGCGCTCGACGCGGCCAGAGCCACGGCAATGGCGGTCGAGATCGGCTCGGCCATAGCTCCGCTGGGCGCTGCGATGAGCGCCGCAAGGATCGCGAAAAACAGGATCATACCTTGAAGGCCCTCAGCGCTTTCAGTCGGGAAATATGCCCCAGCCCGTCGGGGCGCAGCACGAACACGCGGTCGCTGGCAAAGATGCCCATGGCGCTGCTCTCGCACACGGCCAGATCACCCACCTGCGCCATGGCTGGCGGGATCTCTTGGAATAGGCTCGCGATGTAGTCGACGTGGCTCACAAAGCCATCCTCCGCCATCACGCGCGCCAGACCATCCATGCTGCGATAGCGGCCCCGCCACCGCTTGCCATGATCGACACCAGTGCAGGCCTTGACCCACCCGGCAACATACATGCCGCAGTCGTGAGAGCCGGGGCGAAACCGCTTGACGCGCACCGTGTCGAGATAGTCGATAAGCATCTGCGCCCGGTTCATCCGCGATTATCCCCGTTGCCTGTGCCGCCACCGCCTGCGCGCTCATCTGCCGTGGGCGTGGCGGGCTTTGTTGTCGTGGGCGGCGGGGTGCCGTTCTGCGACTTGCCTGCCCCCCAGAACACCGGCACGGCGCCAGAGGTGGCGGCATATTCGCGGCCACGGTCGGCAGCGTTGATCCGGCGTTGCGCGGAATCGGATTTCTTGAGCGCCAAGGTGCGGGTCAGGGCACGGGCGGCACTGGCCACCGTCATGGTGACATCCACCGACTGCCCCACTGCGGCGCGTGGCAGCGGCATTTCCTCGACCCAGCCCTTGATGACGCGCACCGGGACGCCCACCTGCACCGCCTTGACAGGATCGAAAAACACGCGATGCACTTCGACGGGTCGTCCGCGCAGTTCATAGAGATTGACCAGATTGACCACCGCAGCCGGGATGCCGGAAAACCGGATCGTGTGCATCCGCACGTTCAACCCGACCTCGCCCCGGATCGGATCAAGGCCAAGGATCGACCCTGCGCCCTGATAGCTGCGCGCGGTCTCGCCGATGGTGAACTGGCGCACGTCGAGGCCATTCCAAAAGCCCACCGCCTCGATCAGCCCCGTTGACCGGCGCCGGGCCTGCAACCAAACCAGATGTCGCGATATGACGCCCGACAGGCTTGCCAGCATCGACTCGGTGGCTGTGCCGTAATCCCGCATTATGCCCCCACGATCTGCACGAATGAAAACTGCGGTCCTTCGGACACGACAGGCCGCTGCACGCCGTAACCGGGGTTTGGCTCAAGCCGCGCCTTGATGACGGGCTTGATCAGCGTCACAGGCGTGCTGGTGGTGACACCGGGCTGAATCGGTGGCGTGACTTGGAACGACGCTGTGACGCCCGAGCCATTGGCCTGCACGTCGCTCACAAGCCGGTGCAGCGCATAGCGCGTGGGGCTTGAGCCATACTGCCAGCCGATCAGATCACCGCCGCGCAATTGGTAGCTCGCAGGCAGGCCGGATAGGGACAGCATGCGGAAATCAGCGCCGTCAAGAGCCGAGATCACAGGCGTGGCCGCGCCAAGGATCGACCCGGTGGGGTCATCTGCCGGGTGGGTCTTGCGCGGATTGTAAACAAGGAACGACGCGCCCGGTGTGTCCAGCACGGACAAAAGCGCATCAATCCGTGCGGCGTTGTTGGCATCATTCGTCGGCGGCAGGGAAAACGCCCCACGCCAGACCGGCTCGCCAAGCTGCGCGGGCAACGGCACACCGCTGGCCGTGCGGTCGATCTGCATGGGCGTGTTGATCACGAGCTGCGAGACCGAGATTTTCAGGCGCTCTTGGAACTCGGCTAGGACAAGGGGGAAAGCCAAGGGCATCAGCCGAGCCTCCGGGGGTCTTTGTTGATCTTTTGGACCAAGCCAGGCATCGTATTCTTGGCGAATTGCTGAAGTCCCGCCTTAGTCACTTCGACAGCGATACCCGTCATCTTGCCGTCAAAATCCACCTCAAAGCCCTCTGGGGCGATGATGCGCAGCGTTGCTGTGCCACCGCCGCCATCTGCTCGCACGCCCAGCTTGCCGCCGATCCGGGTCAAGGGCATGATCGCCTCCGGCCCGGCTTCACCCATCAGGCCGGGGCCGCCTCGCATGGGGAAAAGAGTGGGGCCATTTACAATACCACCTGTTGCGAAGGGCGTCACACGGCCACCAGAGAAGGCGTTGCCATTCGCGTTCGGAAACAGGCCGCTGAATAGACCGCCAAGAATCCCGCCGCCGCCGCTCAAAGGACCAGTCTTGAAGAACGCCGCCTCCAGTGCAGCCCGCGCCAGAGACTTTGCAAGACCCTCCAAGATGCCGGTCAGCCCCTCACCTTCAATCGCGGCATTCAGGAACGCATCCTTCATCTGCTGATTGAGGCGAGCAACCTCTTGCGCCTTCTGCGCAGCCTCTTCCTTTGCCTCGGTCAGCTTGCCGATGGTTTCGGCCTGCCGGTCGATCTCTTGGCGCAGCGTTTCACCTGTCCCGATCTGTTCCTTGTCGAGATCGAGGCCGCGCTTCTTGGCCTCATCGAGCAGCTTGTAACGCGCGGTCATCTCGGTGATTTCGCGGTTGGTCTTGCCGATCATCTCAATCTGACGATTCAGCGCCGTGATCTGCTTTTCCGCATCCGCGAAGAAGGGTTCATCATCTTTCTTTGATCCGCCACCAGAGCGACCACGCGCGGCCTTGGGCGGTTTGTAGTTCGCCAGAAATTCGGTGCCTTCCGCGTTCTGTATATCGAACGCAGAGCCGCCAAAGTCACGCGGATCGCCGCCACGCCCGCGACCGACCGGGTTTGTCTGCCCCTGCGGCCCTAACGCGGCAATCTTGCGGGCAGTGTCCAGCGAAACACCGAGAGCCTGCGCAAGCCGCACCGCCTCGGATACTGCACCGCTGATTCCGCCTGCGATATCAACATTTGCCAGATCCTCCGCAGCCTGTCGGCCATCTTCAATGGTTTTGGCCATTTCGCGGGACACGATCTCTGCCTGTATCACCCTATCTATGACTTGTTGTGAGAAGGTGTCGCCCATCTCCCGCATGGCGTCTTTGATACGTCGTAACTGATCCGCCACTGCTTCAAAATCGGCTGCGTCTTTGGCAGCCGCAAATTGGGCCTGCGCCTCTGCCAGCCCCGCCAGCAGGTCGGACGGCAGGCGCACATCATCTGCCAATGATCCAAGGTTCGCCATGTCGCCTTGCAGCGCCGCCAGTTCCTCGCGCATCTGCGCTAGGAGGTTGATTTCGGACTGGTCGATAAAGAGACCAGCGTCGCGGCGCTGTTCGATTTCGGCAATCTGCTCGAGCAACAGCGCGATCTGTTCCCGCGCCGCCTCTGTGCCGACCTGCGAAAGTGCCAGATCGACCGCACCCACCGAGCCTGCCGCCTTTTCGATACTGCCTGAAACCTCATCAAGGATTTGCCCTATCTTGAGCCGCGCGGCACGTTCCTCCATCTGGAACAATTCAAGCGCAAGCACTCTGACATCCTCGGTGATCTCACCAAAGCGATCCCCTAGACTTTCCAGCCCGCCAGTGCTCGCCAATTCTGCCGCTGCCTGAGCGCGCTTAATCGCCGCCGCTGTGTCATCAATGCGGTCAGCAAAGGTCTTGAGTTTGGGGTCCGCCTTGTCGGCCTCATCGCCCATGGCATAGAGCATGCCAGCGATAGGCAAGCCGATGGCGGCAACCGTGCCCAAGAGCGGGGCCAGAATGCCAAGCGTGCCACCCAATGCCCCGAAGCCGCCCAGAATTTGCGGAAGCTGCTGCCCAGCCACCCGGAAAGCGTTGGTGCCGCTTTCAAGCTGCACCGCAATGTCACCGATCTGGTTGGCGGTATTGGTCAAGACAAACCGGCCCGCCCCTGACACCTGCGTCATGCGGGCAATGCCAGTTGTGGCCCGGTTGGCGTTGGCCTGTATCTGCGTTCCAGCACGGTTCCATGCAGCCTCAGACCCCTTGGCGGCCTTGACCGCCGCCACGCGCCCACCTTCCATCTGGCGCTCGAACTTGCGCAGGCTCGCTTCCATGCGAACAATCAGGGAGTCCTCGACGCTTTGGGCCATTACTTCACTGCCTCGGGTTCATATCGGTTGAGAATGTCGATGAATTCTTCTTCGGTCAGGTGCGGTGCCTTGCGGTCGCTAACAGCATTGAAGCCGCGCACCATGTTCACGAAATCCGCATAGCGCATCTCGCGTAGCTCAAGCGGCGAGAGGTTGAATGTGCGGCAAATCTGGCTGACCTCAGAGAACTTGTGCGGGGCGTGATCGCCCTTGCCGCCCTCATCTTCGACCGGCTCGATCCCAGTCATCAGGTCCGAAAGGATTTGCCCCGCCAAGGCGCTGTTTTCCAGATAGGGGCGCGTGTCGAAATGCGCGTCCATGATCCGCTTTGCATCGAGGATGCCCAAACCGCCGCCGATCAGGCCGAGGCGGATGGTGTGGTAAACATCCTTGACCCCGAACCGGCCACCGGCAACGCGCAGGAATATCTCACCCACGCCGCTGCCCGTCGCCTGTTCAAGGTCCAGAACGCCACCAAAACTGAGCCGGAAAAGACGCTCTTTCCCGGCCCATTCTGTAATCACGTCAACCATCAGGATGCAGCCGCCGTCCAGGTGCGTTGACCGGCACCCGCGATGGTGGCCGAGAATGTCACCTTGCCCGAGCTTTCCTTGCTAAGTTCAAGGCTCTGCAAATAGGCGGGCAGAATCCAGTGACCGCCATTGTTGGCAAGGCTTTCGTCCAGCAGAACCTTGATGTTCTTCTCGGTGCCGCCGTCCGCCCATGCGCGCCAAGTCGGCCACGCCTCGGTTGTCACCATGCCACTGATGGTGACGCTGGTATCTTGGCTCTCAAGGTGCCGCACGATAGACCCCGGCAGGTCCAGAGGATCTGTGCAATCCAGAACCGTGTTCTCGCCGAGGTTGTTGGTCAGCGTGACCCCAAACGTGTTCGCCCCGCAGGTATGGGCGAAAGCCTCTGTCGGCGTTGCGCCATCGCCAAGCTGAATGATCAGCCGTGTGGTCTGTTTTCCCGTCGCCATGAATTACTCCTTTGCGTTTGACGGTTTCTTGCCGCCGATCACCTCGGCAACGCCCCGCGCCACAAGCACCTCTGCGGTCGCCTGCGGAACGGATACCTCTGTTCCAGCCTTGAACGATTGTGAAAGCCCGGAACTGATGCGATGATGCGCATCCTGAATGACCCTGATTTTCATGGAGCACCCTATGTTTCGAATTGCAGTGATCGCCCTGATGTTGAGCACAGCGCCCGCGCTATCTGCGACAAATCCCTGCCTCGATTACCTTGGGCAAAGAGAGGCTTCGGCCAAGCTGGCTATTGCCGTTCTGGTCGTGCAGGTAGGTCTATTGATTCACTCTGAAGCTGAGGGTATTTCGGACCCGGTGCGCGACATGCTCCGTCAATCGAGCGACGATTTAGCTGCCGCTGTCGCGCAAAATTCCGAAACCATGACAAGCATCATGGAAACGACTATCTGCCGCTAACTCTCTCGGATCGCCTTGCTGATCGCCCGCGAAATCCGCCCCTTCACCCGCTTGCGCCGCGCGCGCCACACGGGGAAAAAGAACGGATTTGCGGGCATTTTCACTGTCCCAAACTCGTGAAACCGGGCATAGAACGCATCGCGATCCGTGCCGCGCCCGCCACCCGCGAAAATCGTGATCCGCATAGTGGCGAACTCACGCCCACCCACTGTGCCGATCACGAAGCTGCCAGCCGGAGCATCCCCCCAAGTCCAGCCGATTGAGGCACCGAGATTCCCTGTGAAGCCCTGCGGGGCACGCGACCACATTTCCTCGACGATATCGTTTGCCATGTCTTCCATAGCGGCGCGCACGTTTATCGTGGCGTTCTTCGGTATCCTTTTCCAGCGCGCCTCGAACTTGGCGAGGCCATCAACCATTGATCTCTTCCAGATCGGCTTCGACCGTCACCACGCCATGCGCCGTGATACCATCCGCATCGCGGAAAACCCGGATGCCGCCTGTCCGAATGCGGATCAAGGCATGCTGCGTCAGCGTGATGTCGGCCAGATGCAGCGCGTCCTTGACCGCATCGCAAATATCCTTGCACGGCCCCATCCGGCCCTGATCGCGCGACCACACATCGAGCTGCACAGTTTCAGTGCGTGCATCGACGCAAGCCAGATCCTCATTGAAGCTGTCCGTTGGCCCGACGGTGATGCAGGGATATTGCCCATTGGAAGGCATGCCGTCATAGATACGATCACCCACCAAGGCCCCAACGCCAGCATCGGCCACAAGAGCGTTTAAAATCGCGGTTTGCAGTTCGCGCGAAACGCTCATACCGCCACCCCACTCTCAACCACCAAATACACCCAAGCCCGGTCGGTGATCGCATCAGCCTCGCGGATGTTGTAGACCACGTTGCGCCGCACATCCCGGGCCCGCCAGTCGGTCGTGATGGTCCGCGTGCCACTGTCGCTGCGCAGCTTCACCTTGTAGATCGAGCGCCCGGCCAAGCGCGCCGCCTCGACGCTCTCATTACCCCGCGAGTAGATCACCTGTGCCGCACGGCTGAATTGCTCCGCCCAGCCTGCCTCATTGCCGCCAGAGCCATCCGGCGCGGTGGTCGGGCTGTCGAACGCGAAACGCTCTGAAAGCTCACCCGCCCCCGACATTACACCAGCCTCCGATAAGGCGCGATAAGCGCATCGAAGGCCATGGGCGTTTCGTTCACGCCCCCCATGACAACCGTCTCACGGGTCCGATACCAGTGGGCCACCAGCATCAGCATCGCAGTTTTGAGAGGCTGCGGCACAGCTGCGGCGTTTGCATAACCGGCTGTGATGGTGAATTTCACCGGATAGGGAGAGTCATGCAGCACAGGTCGGACCGCATCCCGGACAAAGCGCCACTCGGTTGCATATGACGGCCAAGCCGACAAGGTGTAGGCCGATGCGTCAAGAGTCTGCTCCGCACCATTGGCGTCGGTATAAGTCACCACAACAGAGGCGACAGGCTCGACCGGCAAAGCCAGGTTTTCGGGCCAGCCCGTCAACTCCAACCTCCAAACCTGAGACATGACCGCCCGGCCAAGAATACCGGACGGGCGGTCAAGATACTGCGCTGCCGCTGTGATCAGCGAAGAGATCAGAACATCATCGTCATCGTGATCAACGCGGCAATGCTGTTTGGCTGACGCGAGATCGACCGGGTCATTGGTAGGCGCCGTGATCAGTGTCAGCCGCATGGTTTAGCCTTTCGTCTTCGCTGCCTTGGCCTGCGCGTCGGCATCCGCCTTGGCCTTCGCCTCTGCCGCTTCAGCGTCCGCTTTGGCCTGCGCCTCTGCCGCTTCAGCGTCCGCTTTGGCCTGCGCCTCTGCCGCTTCAGCATCCGCCTTGGCCTTCGCTTCGGCATCCGCCTTGGCCTTCGCCTCTGCCTCAGCGTCCGCCTTGGCCTGTGCCTCAACCGGCGACGGACCATCGGCGTCATAGCCAAAGCCGGGGATCAGAGATGCAGCTTCGCTATCGCTGAAAGCCGCAGTCTCTCCGGGTTGATACATACGATAAACCCGGGTGAACTTGACGCGCCGCATCAGACCGGCAGACGATCTGCGCCACCGAACACAAGCACAGCGGAGAGCGCCGCAGTGTCGATGCCTCCTGCGCTCAGATCAGGGGTGAAGTTTGCGCGCACATAGCGGCCTGCACCCATGAGGGGCACGTTGACCTCAAAGGTGCCAGTGACGGTGCCGCCTCCCGAAGGGCCGGTGGCAACCACCGCAGAGGCTGCGGATTGCAACGTCTCGGCGTCCCCAAGGTCATCCTCCTGACCCTCCTGGACGGTGTACGCGATCGACAGGGTCGCGGCAGCGGCAAGCGTTGCGGTGAACGGGATCGCCAGAACGGCGGATTGCGGGTTGCCGATGGCGTTGCGATCAATGATCACACCCGTCACGGCGGTGTTATCGCCGGTCCCGGCTGCGGTCGCGGCGGTATTGGCAGCGGCGCGGCGAACCGTGATCAGGTCGCCGATGCTGCGATTTTGAGTGGTCATGTCAGACCTCCATGATTGCAGGGAAAAGACAGGCCAGTGGGACCGGCCTGCCGGTTGATCTCAGATCAGATCAGGGTTTTGGGATCAGGGTGCCCAGGTCAGGCCGGTCATCACCGCGATGGCAGGCAAGTGGCGTGCGCCAATGTCGTGCTGCATGATCATCCGCATCAGCGTTTCATCACGGCTGAACGCAGCCTGCATGGTCCCAGCACTGTCTTTGTAGGCCGCCTCGGTCGACATTGCGACCTCGATGCCCATGTGTTCGCCGATCAGAATATGCGCCGGGTGAACCAGCATCAGCTCGGACTCGGTCCCACCGCCAAGATTGTCGGGGATCTCGGTGGTCTGGTGGAACGGCTTGCCACGCAGCATGCCATCCGCCATCTCGGGATAGACCTTGTTGCCATTGCCGTCGCGCAGGTTGGTCAGATACATCGCGGTGCGCGGCGATCCAATCCAGTGCGCGCCGGTATAGGGCACGTTGGCATTCCCGAGTGCCAGCTCCATCCGGCCCAAATCATTGTCGACCTTTTGCAGATCCGGCGCGGCGGTCATGTTCAGGATGTTGGTTGCCGCAAAGCTCGTGCCAACCAACTGATAGCGCAGACCCTTCGGAGAGTATTCAGTGCCATTGCCGCGCAGGAAGAAACGATCCTGAATCTGTGCCGCGTCCGCAACCGCGTCATCCCGAACCATCCGGTCGACTGCGGTCGAGGCCGAGCGCAGCAGATCGTTGGAAATCGGGATAATCCCGCGCAGCTTTTTGGCCGACAGCTTGACTTGGCCGTAGGTGTAGCCAGTCGCCGGGGCATCGTCAGTCTCGCCGCCATAGGCAAAGTTGGCGCCAGACGCGCGGCGGTTGGTGGTCATGTTGCCATTGGGCATCGGCACGATGCGCGGCCCCATGGCGGTCACGACGCTGGCCGGGCGCAACAACTCGATGACCTCGGTCGACACATCCTCGGGAACAAGGAAACCACCAAGTGCCCCCTGCCCCATTTGCTGGCCTGCGAACAGACCGCTGTCGCCATTGGCCTCGGCGATCTGCTGTGCGACGTAGTGATTGCCGCCTGCCGCCGCGATGGTGCGAACCATGCGAGCAAAGGTCAGGCCCTTCTCTGCAGGGACAGCAGGAACGCCCGCAGCCGGGGCCGGGTTCGATCCGGGAAGCGGAGCGGCAGGGCGCGCAGCCTGCGCACGACGACGCTCAACATCCTCAAGGCGGGCCAACTCACCAGCGACCTTGTCATCTTCGGCCTTGAGGGCTTCAAATGCGGTCGATTGATCGGCTGTCCAATCCTCACCATCCGGGACAGAGGCAACAAGCGCCTCCATCTTGTCGATAATACCCGCGCGGCGGGCCTTCAGCTCCAGGATCTTATCCATGGTCAGCTCCTATTGTGCGGCACGCCGCCGCGTTTCAATCTCCGCAGAGGCCCGCGAGCGACCCCCTACGACTTTTGTCCGGTTTGACCCGGAACCCTGTGACAGAACGCCCTCAAGCGTTCCGATACGATCTGCCATGCCAACACGCACGGCCTCCCCGGCAAAGACCATCGCGCCCTTGCCGAATTGCTCGCGCACGACGCCCTCCGGAACACGTCGCCCTGCGGCCACGTCGCCCACGAACACACCCTCGATCGCATCGACATCGCGCAGAATTGACGCCCGCCCCTCTTCGGTGGACGGGTCCGGACGTTTGAACGGGGCACCGCTTGACACAATTTCATAAGAGCGCCGGCCATCAGCATCGACTGCCTCTTGGCGGCTCATTGAGGCGACAACGCCGATTGATCCGACAGACGCCGCCCGATCGAGAACCATGTCTCCAGCTTGCGAACCAAGCCAGTAGGCCGCCGATGCCGCCATGCCCGTGACAAAGCTCGTCATTGGCTTGGGGCCAGCGCGCAGCATTTCCGCAGCTTCACCGAGGCCAGAAACAACGCCACCGGGACTGTCGATCAGCATCACGATCCGCTCGACATCCGACGACGCCCAAGCCACGCGCATGTCACGCATGACCGTGTCCAGCGACGTGCCGCCCGAGGATGCGCTGACCATGTTGGACCGGGGATAGATGGCCCCGACCAGTGGCACCACGGCAACACCGTTTCGGACCATGCTCATCTCAGAACCGTCGAGGCGCGTCCCGAGAGCGGCAACCGCCTCCAAGCTGTGCTGCACCTGCATCGCATGGCCGTCCTTTGCCAGGCGCTCAAGAACATCCGAGTCGAAAGCGCGCAGCGCGATGGCTTCAATGGCTGCGAGATAGTCCGGCAAGATTGCCCACGGCTGTGACCGGATAGCGGAAATGACCGCTGAAAGTTCCTGTTTCACGATGTCTCTCCTTGGTTCGCTGCGGGCGTTCCCGCGAGCGCCATGTTGGACGGGCGCCAGTATTCTTTGCCCGCCGCGCCGTCGATGTTCGGCTGATTTTCCTTGGCCCGCAGTTCGTTGGCATTGGCCATGCCCATCTGGCGCTGCAGCCAGTAGGCCTCCATTCGGCTTTTCAGATCGCCCTTGACCAAGGCGTCTGTCAGATGCTCGAAATAATGCCCGGCGCGCCCAAAGAGCATGGTCAGCGCCTGCGACACGCGCTGATAATGCGGCCCCATGTGATAGATGACGAACTCAAGAGACTGCTGCTCGATGTTCGAGAACGTCGCTTTGCTCAGATCAAAGATCAGGTGCGGCGGAACACCCCAGATTCGGGCCAGATCAACAACCTGAAACTGGCGTGTTTCCAAAAACTGGCTCGACTTCATGTCATGAGTCAGGAATTGCGCTGTCAGTTCCTGATCCAGCACCGCAACCTGATCGCCCTCTGGCCCGCTGTAGAGCGACTGCCAGTCCTGACGAATGCGCGCCTTGTCGTCATGGTTAACCTTGGCCTTGGTTTGCAGAACGGTGGACGGTCTGCCACCCTTGCCCCAGAATTTCGCCGCGTGGTTCGACGTGGCAATCGACGCACCGAGCGCCTCTCGCGCATACTTCACCGGATCAAGGCCGTGAATGCCATCTCGGCTGAATCCGGGCACATGCATGATGTCACGCTTGGCAAAACGACCACTCGACCCATCGGGCAATGTGGCATCGTAGAACAAAACGGTCCCGACCTCGCGGTCGAAGTAATCCGCGATCGTCACCGCGCCCGGCTTAAGCCGCGTCAGAGCGACTGGCTCACCCCGCGCGTTTCGACTGACATAGGCGTAGAAGTCTCCGGTCAGCAGCATATCCGCCAACATCAACTCAAGGAACGCGAAAGGCGTTTGATGGCTGTTCGGGCTGGCCCGGAAAAGTTGGGCCTCTGGCAAAGTATCTTGGTTCAGCCTTCCGGATTCGCTTCGCTCGTAGTAATGCACCGGCGTCATGGCAAACGTGCCGGTCAGAATGCGCAAGGCAGCGAGCGTTGCTGGAATTGAAAGCGCGCTGGTCTCATTGACCCGCACCCCGGCGCGTGACGCACGACCCTCGACCGCAAAGGTGCGCCACTGGCTTTCACTCTGGACGTCGGAAGCCGCCGAAATCGGCGGTTCAGAGCGTGCGGCGGCGGGCACAGCGATAGCACTGGACTTGAAGATGTTGAACAGGCCCATCTCTACATCCCCGTGTATTCAAACGCCGCCGAACCGGCTGCCACCGGATTGCGCGACATGAGCTGATAGGAGTTCAGCCCCGCGATCAGCGGGTCGATCTTCGCGCGCCCTGCCGTGAACTTCGTGATCATCACTGCCGAACCTCGCGTTTCCGTTTTGGCATTGCCGAGACACCAGTCCATCATGGGCTGGCCGCCGTGCCGATATGTTCCGTTCTTGAGCTTGCGCTCGATCCCCCAGATCGCAGGCGACAAGGCAGGGCCTTGCCGGATCGCAACGATCTGATCGTCAGTGATCCCGTTGAGCACCAGCTCATCGAGCATTGCCGAAATTCCGTAGGGGTCGACGCCAATAGCATCCCGCTCTGGCAACAAGCCCGCATCCGCCACCGCTTTGATCAGCGCGGCCACCTCTTCGATGTCCTGCGTCGGCTGATCCGGGTCGAGGATCGTCAGATCCCCGGCTTCGGCAAAATCCATCAGCCGCGGGGCGATCTCCTTGCGCACCTCCAGAACCTCGGGATGCGCCCAGGCATGGAACCACGCCAGCCAATCCTTGGTCTCACGATCCCGGCCCAAGAGGCCAAGACCGAACAGGTCATCGAGGCCACCACCGTCGATGCCGGCAACAATCACCTCGCTACGCCGCATCAGATCCTCGAAGGTCAGAATCCCCGAAGCCCCGGCCCAATGCCGCGCCGCCTGCCAGTCGCCTCCGAGCCCCACGCCGATCTCGACGTTGAAGTGCTGCGATGCCAAGAGAGCAAGCGATTGCGCGCCATCCTCTTTTGCCTGGACAAGTTGATCGGTCAGAAAGTCAGGATCGACCGACCGGCCAAGGTTCGGATTGACCATTCCCCACGTCTTGGGGTCTTGCCATTGCTTCACCATCGCGGGCGGCAGCTCATACAGCACCGGCAGGTTCGGCAGTTTCAAGCGACCGTCCCGCACCGCGCGGGCGCGCTCCAGTTCCTTCTTGAACACACCCGATGGCGCGCTCTTAGATTGCGTCGTGATCTGCATCAAAAAGCCATCCGGCCTCGATGCCAAAGCGCCGCGCAACTCGACAAAGACCGCCTCGGCCCGGCTCTTGCGCGCGAACTCGTGGGTCTCGTCAATCAGCGTGTAGGTCGCTTTGCCCCCTGTGATCACGTCACTGTCAGCAGCCTTGATGGCGATCTCCGCCTTGCTCAGCCGGTGCGTGATCGTGCGCAGGTGCTCACGAATGTGAAAGAGCTTGTCGAGCGTTTCATCAGCCCGGATGATACCCCACGCTTGCTTGAACGCGATCTTTGCAATTGTCATCGTCGGCGCGATCAACAGCAGCTCCGCCTCTGGCCGCTCATTCACCAGACAGGCCACCACGATGATCGCGGCCGCGATGGATGACTTGCCGTTCTTCTTTGGGATCAACAGGAAGAATTCCCGCAGCGCCCGCCGTTTGGTCACCGGGTCGAGCGATCCGAAGATCGCCCGCACCAGATCGAACACCCACTTCTCACAAACCTCACCATAGGTCGGCATGCCGATCAGGTCAGGAACCCGTAACCGCTTGAAGATCGCCAGTGCCCGATCCGCCGAAGCATCGAACAATGGCAACTCAGGAATCAGACTTTGGCCGGTCTGAATCCGGATATCCCAATCGGGCAGCGAGGTGTCCCAGAGCTGCCGACGAACTGGTGCGTTCATGATCTCAGTTTAGCCGACTCGGCCCGAGAAGATCGTCCCACCCGTCAGACGTTGCCGCCTCTTCCGCCGCACGCTGCGCGGCTTCCTTCTTGCCCATGCCGATCCCGGCGTCTTGGGCTTCTTTCTGCTGGGCCTCCAGCACCACCTTTTGCCGCGTTAGACCATCGCGGTCCAGCATCTCGCGCAGCTGCTTCATCGCGGTCATGTTGCCATCCTCAATGGCCGCCCGGATCAGGCGAGCATTCGCGGCCAACTCCAGCCGATCACGCATCTTGTCACGCTCCAGAAGCGCGGCTCTAAAATATCGCTTGAGAGATGCAAGGGAGATCCCAACCGCATCTGCAATACGCTGGCTTCCCCAGCCACGCGCCAACGCGGCCTCCACCATATCCCGGTCTTGCGGGGCGATCTGCAAAGGTGGCCTGCCACGCGCGCCCAGACGCTCTCTGACGGGGTTCCCGAAAAGGTCGGTGGCCCGATCATCCCGAAATTTGCCCGCCATCATAAAAAATCTCCGCGTGTTGGAGCCGCCGGTGTCCAGCCGGGGCGGGTCGTAGAGATTAGACCCCCCCTCCCCTCTGCCCCTGCTCGGCGCGCTGTTTGTGTGTGTCATGGCAGGCCTTGCACAGGCACTGCAGGTTGTCGTCATCCCAGAACAGATCGGGATCGCCTCGGTGTGGCGTCCTGTGATCCGCGACCAACATCGAACTGTCGGCCTCAATCACACCGCACATCTGGCAGGTGAACAGATCACGCACGAGGCAGCGCCACCGTGCACCGTTGGGTCGGGCCTTCCATCGTGCGATGTTATACCACTTGCGCCACTCGACCGAGCGGCGGGCATCCTCGAAGCTGATGTCGAGCTTGCGCGGCCCCGATGACAACTCACCGATGCGTGGCTGGAGCGACCTTAGCCGCCCCATTTGGACACAGTGTCCAAGTGAACAACGATCCTAAGAGGTCCAAGACCGAGCATGATCTCATATCGGGATACATTGAGACCAATGAACCAATGTCCAATATCAAACTTGAGCCCTACACGGCGACCAACAATGACCCAGCCAGACCAAGTATCAACATACCATCTTGATTTGATCATTGCTCGCTTCTGCCCTTTGCACCGATGGGCATAGCCCGGACATGACTACGCCCGGTGGCGGGGTCTCCGCTCCGGGCGCAATTCGTGATGATAATAGATTCTTTACCGTCAGCGAGCCTAAGCTGTCAAACCCTATTTTGTGGGTCGCACCAGATCGAACCCCCGCATGCGGTCCAGTGCCCCACATAGAGCGCTGCGCAGGCCGTCCCGACACCGGGTGTTGATACCCCATCCATGCGCCCTCAACACTGCATCGAGGCTCATGCCGTGGACGCAGACCTGATCGACCAGCACACGCACCAAGATCGAGCGGCGCTTGTCACCATTGGGCCGCTCGCGCCGCACCTTGCGGGCAAGCCCCGTATCCATCCGCCGCCGCAGCATCCGCAGCCGCTCGATGTCGCGGAACACCGCAGCCTGCACACCCTCGCCACCATTGCCACCACCACCGCCCGATGTCTCAAGCGAGACACAGCCAAGGCCAGAACTGGCCACCCGCTCGACCAGTGCAGCATATTCCCGGCCTATCTCGACCTGCCCGACCGAGAACGGCGGCACGAACGCTGCATCGCCGCCACCCAGCTTCTCATGCGCCTCGAATGCCTTGCGGGTAATATTG